GCGAAGGTAGAGCAATCACACCATGTGTACTTCTTTATAGAAGTGTCATAGTGAGAGCCATCATGGATGCATTAGATGTAGACATTCATGCATGGGGAAATAGACGAAGAGAAATTATCCAAGAATCAACAGCTTGGTTTTCAAAAACAGACTCACATTTCTGTGAGATTTGCGATTACGCAAACTTAGAACCAACATTTATAATCAGAAAATTTCAACAACTTAAGAAAGCTAATGCTAAAAAGTTATTTCATAATAAGAATCTTAATAAGTTTTTAACACATTACATCTGTAGCTTTCATCAAGAGGTACAATACTAATGGCAACAGGTAAGAATACTAAGTTTGATTTAGATTTAAAGTATGGACAGATAAGAGAGAAAAGAGTAGCCGACTTACTTCAAGATAGTAAAGTAGAAATTAAAACAGAGAGAGCATGGTGGAGAAAGACAGGCAACATTGCTATTGAGTATGAGTTTAGAGATAAGCCATCTGGTATAGACAAGACAGAATCTAAATGGTGGTTTCATATATTAGAACTTGATGGTAAGGAACATTGTATGTTAGTCTTTAGAGTATCAAGATTAAAAAAGATTGTAAAGAAATATAAGAAGACACATACTAAAAGCATTGGAGACTATAGAGCATCCAAATGTGTAGTACTTCCTATTAAAGAATTATTTAATGAAGGATGTATAGGTATAAAATAATAATGTATATAAATAATATAGTTAACTTCTTAATGCTACTTACTATTACAGTAATATTATTAAGTGGTTGTAGTACTAATCCAAATAAGAAAGTTAAGAACTTTCCAGTTAGTATTATTAAAAAAATTATAACAGGACTAGACTAATGGGAATGATGGATGGAGGATTTAACTTCAGAGATATATGTCATAAGTGTGATGCTAGTGAGCAAGGTGGTAGCATGAAAAGATATATACATGATAGGAATAAAAAGATTTGTAATGAATGCTTAAATAAATTAGATGATGAGGGTAATAGAGAAGAGTTTAATAGTTATGTTTATGCTTCTCAATTAAAAAGAGGATTCTTTTAATGAGTAAGAATGAAGATATAAAAGATGCAATAAGATTATATAAAGAACAATTTATCTGGAAAAATAAAACAGATAAAGAATTATCAACACATCTAATACCAAGTGTTGCGTTAAATCAATATCATATTTTTAGATATGATACTACTGGTGTTGCTTATGCATTTACAAATTGGGCATTTCTTAGTGATGAAGTACAAGAAAGATTTAAAGTAAGTGGTGAGTTAAAAAGATTTGATTGGGATAGTGGTAAAACTTGTTGGCATATTGATACTATCAACAATCACTTTGGAAAGATAAAAGATATTTATAAATGGTCGGCAAAACACTTATCTACTTTAGTAAATGATGATGAATATGTTCATTGGTTAAGACTAGACAAATCTGGTAAAAAAGTTAAACGAATAAATAAAATTAAAGGGAGTGAAGGGAAAAGAAAATTTTTAAATGACTGATAAAACTTTATTAACAGAATATAAATCTACTATAGCTGACTTAACAAAAGAAAAGAAAGAGTTAAATGAAACTATAACTCAAAAGGATAGCAAGATTAAACAAATTCTAATACAATTAGAACAGGCTAATGCTGATGTACAATCTATGGGTTCAAAGATAGGTGACCTTCAGGATAAGCTGAACAAGAAACAAACTATTAAACTAAACATTGATAAGAAAATAGAAGAGATACTTGAAAATAAAATTGAACCAAGTGTTGACAACGATGATGAAGTATGATAGTAATACATTAATAATTAATAATAACAATAACAATAAGGACAAATACATATGGCAATAATTGAAGGCACAGCTTACTGGGCTTCTCTGACACGACCAAACTCAAAGTTTGAACCTATGTGGAGAGTTGATTTATCAGTATCAGATGAAGTAGCAGAAGATTTTAAAAGTAAAGGTATCTCTGTAGGTCAAACTGTAGTTGATGAACAAACTATAAACAATATAGTTAGATTTAAAAGGAAAGTATCTAAAGCTAATGGTGATAAGAATCAACCACCAACATTAGTTGATGCTAGTAAACAACCACTTGATAAAATAGTCGGCAATGGTAGCAAAGTTAAAGTAATGTATAGAAGCTATGATTGGAACTTTAAGGGCAAGAAGGGTGTAGGATTAGACCTACAAGCTGTACAGGTTTCAGACTTAATCGAGTATTTACCTAGAGACGAGTTTGAAATAGAAGAAAAAGTATCTATTAAAAATGCAGATGGCTCTAGTGCAAGTGTTGACATCAAGGAAGATTTTTAGTATAACACTCTATAAGTGAAGGACACTTAGTGTGTCATCATTTATTTTATCCTCAAAGGGAGTCGGCTTGTAGTAGGTCGGCTTCCTTTTTTTTTGAAAACTAATTAACCATGAGGGCGACAATGGAAGAAGTAAATCACAAAGGGTTTGTCAAGTTTCACTTACCCTGTCCACTATGTTCAAGTAGTGATGCAGTATCTGTAAATGCAGACAACTCTGCTTATTGTTTTTCATGTCAAGAATATATAAAGGAATATGATATGCAAACACAAACAACAACCAGTAGTAATAATGAATATGAAGTAAAAGATTATATGAAAGAATCTAACTATGCAGAGATTGTAGATAGAGGAATAGCAGAATCAACTTGTAAAAAGTTTGGGGTGACAGTTAAGATGGATAACATGGGTACTATAACAAACCATTACTATCCATATCACGATACACAAGGTGCAAAGATTGCAACTAAGACTAGGTATACCAAGCTAAAAGAATTTAGCATACAAGGTAATACTAAAAACTCTGGGCTGTTTGGTCAACATCTTTTTTCTAAAAATAAATATGTTATCATAACTGAGGGAGAGTTGGATGCTCTATCAGCTTATCAGATGATGTTAAAAGGAACATACCACACACCAGTAGTTAGTATTAAAAATGGTATAGCTTCTGCAGTTAAAGATATTAAGGTAAGTTTAGAATGGTTAGAAAATAATTTTGATAATGTAATTGTTAATTTTGATAATGATGAGCATGGTCTTGATGGTGCTATGAAAGTAGCAGAGTTATTCTCACCAGGAAAATGTAAGATTATGCATTTACCTGAAGGATTTAAAGATGCTTCAGATTGTTTAACAAAAAATAAAATACAAATATATAATAAAACATTTTGGGATGCTAAAGTATTTGCACCAGATGGAATTATAAATGCTAATACATTATTAGATGATGTACTTAAACCAATAACAAAATCATTTGTTCAATATCCATTTGAAGGATTGAATAAAATTACTTATGGTTTAAGACCTTCAGAGTTAGTAACCTTTACAGCAGGGTCTGGACTAGGTAAGACTCAAGTAATGAGAGAGGTAGTACATCATATTATAAAATCAACTGAAGATAAGATTGGTTTGTTAATGTTAGAAGAAACACCAGTTATAACTTCAAAAGGTTTGATGAGTGTTGAAGCTAATCAAAGATTACACTTACCAGATGTTCATGTAAGTAAGGAAGAGATGACAACTTACTTTGATTCAACAGTAGGTACTGGTAGAGTATTTATGTATGACCATTTTGGTTCTAACTCTATAGATAATATTGTTTCAAGAGTGAGATTCTTAGCTAAAGGTCAAGATTGCAAGTACATAGTGATTGACCATATAAGTATTATTGTATCAGACCAACAACATGGTGATGAGAGAAGAGCCTTAGATGAAATTATGACTAGGCTTAGAACTTTAGTCCAAGAGACTGGAGTATCTATGATAGTTGTATCACACCTTAGAAGACCTGAAGGTAAAGGACATGAAGAAGGTGCAGCAACTTCACTATCACAACTTAGAGGTTCGGCTAGTATAGGTCAGCTAAGTGACATGGTTATAGGGCTTGAGAGAGACGCACAGAACGAAGACCCTGAAATTAGGAACACTACTAGGATAAGAGTATTAAAGAACCGATTCTCTGGTATTACTGGTCCTTGTTGTGATTTAAGATATGATACAGATACTGGTAGATTAACAGAAGTAAAATCAGATGACTTTTAATAAAGTTGTATTTGATATAGAAACAACCATGACTGCTGATAAGATATGGTGTATTGTGTGCAAACATGGTGACACTTACTATCAGTTTAGAGAAGATAAACTTCATAGGTTTGAAGAGTTTATAAAACAAACTGAAGAAGTAATAGGTCATAACATAATTGGATTTGATATACCAGTTGTTAATAAAATTTTTGGTTATGATTTGTTTGCTCATTGTAAAAAAACAGATACATTAATTTTATCTAGATTATTAAATCCTATGATAGAGGGTGGTCATTCTCTAAGAAATTGGGGAACAAAGTTAGGACATAGTAAAATACCCTTTGAACAATTTGATTTCTTTACTGAAGAAATGTTAACTTATTGTAGGAATGATGTTGAATTAACTGAAAGACTATATAAGTTTTTAAGTATTAAGACAAAAGACTTTGGACAAGCAATAGAGTTAGAACATAAAACTGCAGAGATAATTCAGAGCCAACATGAAAAAGGATTTAAACTTAATATCATTGATGCTTATGAATTACAATGTAAGTTTCAAGAAGACATGAATGATTTAACTTCTAAGGTTAGACAAACTTTTCCACCATTAAAAATAGAAACAGAGTTTATTCCTAAATCTAATAATAAAACAAGAGGTTATGTTAAGGGAGTTCCTTTTATAAAAGTTAAATATAAAGAATTTAATTTAGGTTCAAGGCAACAGATTGCTGAACGATTAGTTCTTCTTGGATGGAAACCAAAAAAGAAAACTGAAAAAGGACATACGATTGTAGATGAAAAAGTATTATCTCAGATACATAATATTCCTGAAGCTAAATTAATAAAAAGATTCCTAATGCTACAGAAAAGAATTGCTCAAGTCAGTTCTTGGATTGAAGCTGTTAAGGAAGATGGAAGAGTGCATGGCAAAGTAATTACCAATGGTACAATAACTGGAAGAATGAGCCATCAGTCGCCCAACATGGCTCAAATTCCTGCTGTGTACTCTGAATATGGAAAAGAATGTAGAGCCTTATGGATAGTTGATAAAGGTTATAAATTAGTAGGTGTTGATGCTGCTGGGCTTGAGTTAAGAATGTTAGCACACTACATGAATGATAAAGATTATATATATGAAGTTGTGAATGGAGATATACATACTACAAATCAAATTGCTGCAGGATTAAATTCAAGAGATGAAAGTAAAACTTTTATTTATGCATTCATCTATGGAGCAGGGTCAAAAAAAATAGGTAGTATTATTGGAGGTTCAGAAAAAGATGGTGAAAGAATTAAGGAAAAGTTTCTTAAAGCAACACCAAGTCTTAAACATCTAAGAGAAAAGGTAGAACGAATAGCTAGTAGAAGATGGGTCAGAGGACTAGACCAAAGAAAAATAATAATAAGGTATCCACACGCAGCTTTAAATACTTTATTGCAGGGAGCTGGAGCAACTGTTATGAAATATGCGTTGACATTACTACAAGAATATGTTAGTATAAAACAAATCAAAGCATTCCCTGTAGTGAATGTACATGATGAGTTCCAATATGAAGTTGAAGAAAGTAGAGTAGAAGAGTTTGGAAGATTAGCAGTACAATCAATTATAGATGCAGGTAAACAATTAAATATAAGGTGTCCATTAAATGCAAAATATAAAGTCGGAAACAATTGGTCAGAAACACATTAGTACATTAGCACCAGATATAAAATCTATGATTGCTGGTATCTCTGATGGTAAGTCTATTAATATAACAGAAGAAAACATGGCTGTATTTTTAAATAATATTAAAGAAGCTATGTTTGCTTGGAATACACCAAGAGCAAGACCAGATAAAGAAGGACAACTAAGAATGTCCTCTATAGGTAAGCCCTCTAGACAGCTATGGTATGATAAACATAGTCCTAAAGATAGAAAAGATGAAGACGCAGGAATGAATTTAAAATTCTTGTATGGTCATATCATTGAACACTTAGTATTATACTTAGCAGAATTAGCTGGTCATAAAGTAGAAGACCAACAAAGAAAAGTAGAAGTAGAAGGTGTCTCAGGACATATAGATAGTATAATTGATGGTGAGATATGTGATGTTAAATCAGCATCACCTTTTAGTTTTAAAAAATTTCAATCAGGTGAGATAGTAGGTGATGACCCATTTGGCTATCATGCCCAGTTAGCAGGATATGAAGAGGGCTGTGGTACAAAGGATGGTGGCTTCTTAGTTGTTGATAAATCTTCTGGTGACTTATGTTTTTATAAACCAGATGATATGGCTAAACCTAATGTTAAAGAATTAATTAAAGATTTAAAAGTTTCTTTAGATAAAGATGCACCACCAGAAAAATGTTATCCTTTTAAAGAAGAGAAGAATGGTAATAAAACTTTGGCTATTGGTTGTCAATACTGTCCTCATAAATGGGAATGTCATTCAGATACTAATGAGGGTAAAGGTTTAAGAGTATTTAAATATGCTAATAAGAATACTATGTTAGCTGATGTTGTTAAGAAACCTTTAGTAGAAGAGATAACAGAACAATATAAAGAACAACTAACAAACTTTGGTAAGAGAGCATAATGAAATGTTTTTATTGTAATGCAGAAGTAAGATGGAATAATGATTTTGATACTGAAGATACTTACCCAGAATCAGAACATACTATTGTTAGTATGTATCAATGTGATGAATGTGATACTTGGTATGAAGTCTTTCATAATAAAAAGGAAAGTAAATGAATACTAAAAAAATGAAACCAATAAGA